GTTACACCAATTATGCCGAACTAAACTTCAGCGCCGAGAATACCACTGGAAGTTCAGCGACTTCTGCCAACTTACTGATCGATTCCAACAAGTCGGGGCTTGGGGCTTCCTTTGAGGTTGCTCTTAACACAACTCCAATTTCAACGAACAACACTTCATTCATTAAGTTCCGACAAGATTCTGTAACGCATTTTCAAGCTAATCAGATCGGCATCCAGACTGCCCAGCCAAGCACCGGGGACACAACCATTACGCCAAATCCAACTAATGCCGTCTGGAGACTCGGCAAGGTAATTACCGGCGCTACGGTCGCGTTGACCACAACGAATTACGTTGAGGTTTATATTGACGGCGTGGTTAAGAAACTCGCACTAGCCCAATGATCACCAATCTAGTAATACTCAGCGTCTCTCTCGTCACCAATTCGCAGCAAGCCATCGTCGGCGAATCCAACGGCAGGGCAATGCTTGCCTCTCAGGAAACGGTTATTCAGCGCACGATCACGCTGGAGGATGTCATGCTGAGGAGCGCGATAACCACTAATCTTGTCGGCTTCGCACTGCCGCCACGACCAGCAACTACGCCAACCAATGTTGTGGCGAACACCAATAAGCCACCAACTCTCAACACCAACTCACCGGCTTTCAAGCGCAGGCTCGAACGCGAGCAGCGCATGAAGCCAAACACCAACGCACCCCCACAACAAACCAAATGAAAACACTGATCGTATCCATCCTTCTCATTGCAGCCGCTGGCTGCACCAGTCAAAAGAATCTCACCGAGCTTGTCAAAGCTCTCTCCAAAGACCCCGCGACCGTCCGCATCAGTTACGGCCCGCTAATCTTCGAAAGGTTCGTTCCTCAAACCCAGCAGCCGGGCGGCTATGTGCCGATGCCGATGCAATGGGGGCAACCTCCAGTGATTCTGTTTTGGCCAACCAACAACATCGTGAAGTAACTGTATGAACCCATTCTTCTTTCCGCCACGTCAGATTCCGAATGTAGGCGCTGCTCTCTACGTTTTGGGTCTCTACGATCAAGAGATAGCCGGTTCGGTTGACCAGACGCAGGGACTGCGAGAACAGTTGGATGCTATCGCTGATGTCCTTCGGCAGAAGCATCCCGATTTGATTCCTGATTTAGATTTGCTCATCGACGCGGCTGTTAACGTCGGACAGCTACAAGGTGCACGGCAAGACTTGGATACCCTTAAGAGTCAATTCCGCGCCTCTCTGCCATTCGGCATCAGAAAAAGTCTGGAGACGCCTTCGCAATGATCCGAAACCTATTTTGCCTGCTATTGTTTTGCCAAGTGGCGAGCGCTGCAAATGTTTGGCACGTCACCCCAGGAGCTTCCGCCTTTGGTGACGGTTCGAGCGGTAATCCATTTCAGTTGCAGATTGCTTTCGATAAGATCGGCATCATTGTCGCCGGCGATTTGGTGTGGCTTCACGGGGGAGTCTATTCGCACCTCCCCCAAAACAATATCCCCGGCTCGCAGGAAGGCTACATCTTCCAGGTCACCGTTTCCGGCAATACTGGTGGCCAAATCACCTTCAAGTCTTATCCAGGTGAACTGGCGCGGATTGACGGCGGAGCTTACGGAGGCGCGACCTACGGATTCCACGCCTGCGCTCGTCCGACTGTTACCGTGGGCAACTCTTCGACCGCCAGCTTTGGCAACTACATCACCTTTCAAGATGTCGAGTTTTTCAGCAGCAGCACCGAAGCTCGGTTGAGCGGTGACGATTCCAGTTTCCCCACCGCTATCACCAGATCCGATGGGCCGAATATCTTCGGGACCGGCGTGAAGTTCATCAACTGCATCGTCCACGACTTGTCCAGTGGCATTTCGTCCTGGAGACAATCGCAACTCAACGAGTTTTACGGCAATAATGTTTTCAACAATGGTTGGCAGGGGACGCCCAATAAACACGGGCATTCGTTCTATACGCAGCATTCGGTCGCAGCGAGCGGGTTGGCGACCATCAAGCGCAATATCAGCATGGGACCGTATGACTGGGGCATTCAGGCGTACGGCTCAAGCAGCACGGAGATTTCGCGCTACAGGATTTCGGAGAACATTTTCATCGGCAACCAAGTCGCTCACGGCGGTATCATAATGGGCACGCGCCCAGGTGGGCTGGCCGATAGATTGACCGATAATCAAATTCTCTCCAATTTCGGTTACGGCGCAGACTTGAGCTTTTACTTCTCGCTGCCTGATGGCAATTCGTATCGAGACCTCATCGGCGCGAACAATTATTTCTACAAAGCCTTCTGGGAATTATCGAGTTGGAAGGCGGGCACGTTCACGAACAACTGGATCATCAGCCCGGCTCTTTTGAAAGTCGTTGACCTTTACCCTAACATGCCGGGAGCAACGATCCCGCCCTGGACGCTGAACCGCAACGTCTATGTGGTTTCGTCCTCAGGTGCCCCCGTTTTTGGCGTCGAGACAGAGGCCCCACGAACATTCGCGCAGTGGCAAGCCCGTACGGGTTTCGACGCCAATTCTACCCTTCAAACTGCCCTGCCCGCCGGCACGAATTACGTCATCGTGCAGTCCAACATCTACGATACGAACCGCGCGCACGTCGCCAATTTCAATTGGACGCTCGGCAATTTCGCCGCCATCGATGTCTCGTCCCTGAGTTGGGGCATTGGCAGCACGGTCATGGTGAGGAACGCCCAGAATTATTTTGTGGACGTGACGACGAACCAGATCACCAGCACGAATACGCTGGTCCTGGACATGCAGGCCGCGTCTCATTCGGTGGCGCTCCCGTATGGTGCCATCACTCCGACCGCACCGATGACATTCCCTGACTTTGGGGCATTTGTCTTGATTCGCATGGGAACCGGGACCAACATTCCGCCGATACCGCCGCAGCCGCCAACGACCTCCTACGTTCTGACAGTCAACTCTAGCAACCCGTCAAGTGGCGTGTTCGTTCAAATGGCTCCCGTCGATAAGAACGGTGCTTCCAATGGCAGCACGCCTTTCACGCGGCAGGTGATCACCAATACGATCACGATGTTGACGGCTCCGTTACGGAGTGGGCCGGGCACAACGTTTCAGAAATGGCAAAGAAACGGGGTTGATTATGAAAATAATTTAGCGACCACGTTTACGAACAGCGCAGCGACCACAATGACTGCGATATATCTCTCGCTTGGCCCGACGCCACCGGGTAATGTTCCAGGGATCTCGTATCGGCGGGGAGCGAGACAATGAAATGAGTGATCCGACCATACCGCGGGCTTATGAGGAACTACTGATGGAAAACCAGAGGCTGAAAGCGACCTCACCCATCGGCCAAAAAGCAACGCTCTACGTGATTGCCATCGTAATCCTGTGCTTCCTGTTCGCCAGCTTTGTGTTACTTGTCACATTCATCAGACCCGATAAAGACAATGCGACCCTTATTCTTTCCGTGACCGGAGTTGTCGTGCCTATAATCACTGCGCTCCTGGCGGCAACTATCCAGCAAGTCCACCTCGCAGTGAATAGTCGGCTGTCTCAACTGTTGGAGCTGACGGCGGCATCAAGCAAAGCAGAGGGACAATTGGTACGACGGAAGGAGAAGGAGAAGGAGAAGGAGTAATATGAACATGATTCCAATGTTAGCAGCGGCGACCGGCGAAGGAATGATCCGCCTAATGCTCTACGTTCTGGTGATAATGGCTTGTTTGGCGATTGTCTGGTGGCTTGGCAAGTTGCTGCTCACTACCCTGGAAGCCAGCGCCAAAGTCTTGCAAATTTGGACCGTCCTGTTTTACATCATCGGAGCGTTGGCGCTAATCAATTTCCTGTTGTCCTTAATTGGGCATCCGATCATTCCGTTCAACTGAATCCAGTGAACGACGAATTTATCAGCGTACAGTATCGTGGGAGCAATCTACGGAATTTGCTCTGCGGACTGCTCAAATGCGAAAAACAAAAGGTTCGGATTTGGACCGTGACTTTCATGGCCGACGAACCGCTACCCAAAAGGAACACAATGAAGTTAACGAAGCCAATCAAACCAGGCTTCCGACGGCCCTTCGAGATTACTCCCGATGAAGCCGTGGACATCAACGACAGCGGAACATACGTGAAGGTGGAAATCGTCGCTGGCGATTCGACCGTGACGATCGATCCAGCATCGACCGCAACCAGCATCAAGGGCTGGCTGAACGGTGACGGCGCTACCGGCGACAAAGCCGTGCGCTTCACCGCTGACGGTCACATCGGCGATGGCGATCAACCCGTGAGCTTGGATGTGGAATACTCGGTGGCAACACCTGACGCTACGATTCTGGGATTCAAAGAGGGCGTTGACGAAGCAATCCCGACCTGATCGAAAACTAAATCCTGTGCACGCCGCGCTGACTTAGGTTGGTGCGGCGTTTTACATTCTTCCCACCATCCAACTCTCAGGGTCGGCATAGTTCCAGCCATCCTTATGAAAATGAGATGGCGCATAACTCGGCCACTGGTTTGTTTTGATGCACTGGCAGTATTTGCGGAGCGCAAAAATATAGGATTCACGCCCCATTTGCAGAAATTCCAAAGATACTTTCATCTTGGATGTTTCGAATGGAGGGAAGTTTTCTTGAACGATGTGGCCAAATTCAATGCGATCCTCGCCAGTCGCGGCAACATAAACGTCCAAATAAAGTGCCGCTTGAACGTGATAGCCACGCTCGAAAACGATTCTCGGCCAACGGGCAGGGTCGGCGGAAACGCTCGTCTTGAAGTCGAATAGCTGCCGCTGATAGCCCGACGATTCCAGCGGCTTGATGTCGATTAGGATTTTGACCGGCACGACGATTCCAGTTTCCCTGTCCTTGTACTCGGCAACGACCATGACCTGATGCTCTGAGCCTAGCAGCACCTGGGAAATGTCTGGATCGGAGTAAAGCGCCTTGATCGCAATCTCGCTTTCAACCAACTCGTCGGCTTTGATGATCGTCTTGTCGCCCTGCGCCTCTTCCCACTCCCGGCAGACACTTGCATTCCGATTCCACGGCTTCTCAATCTGCGGGTCGCCCTTCTTCCGACCGTCGGCAAGGTAGGTTGTCGGGGCTATTGCGTATTTGTCTCCAAAACGATTCGGGTCGAGCACCCGACAGTCAATCAGGCAACCCCAGTCGGTCGCATCGGTGTCTTTTGGTTGGTAGCCAAGAATCCAACGATGCGGGCACTGAGCGAAAGACATTAGCTCACTGCGCCCCATTACGTAAGCGGAACTGCCGCGCTCGATTCCAGGCGCTTGATGGTGGTACACGGCGCTATCAATTCCAGTGCCTACGACCTTGGCGTTTACAAATGGATTTATGAATTCTCTCATGCCATTGAGAGATTAAGGAATTGCCCTCTAGCTGAAATCGCTGCCCTTTTGTATGCTTCCCCAGCCTCCGCTGGAGAATCAAACCAGCCTAGCATTTTCCTTTTATTGCCTATACTAATTTTGGCGTTCCATTTTTTCCATTTTGGACACCACGCAACACCTTTGTACCCCCAGCGATTGCGTGGGGTTTTTGAATTGGCAGCATTTTCTGCAAATGTTGCTGGTCGCATATTCGAGCGCCTGTTATCTAACCCATCTCCATTTCGATGATCTATAAGTGAGGAAACGCCAAGCAATTTGCGATGCATTAAGATTAGTGGATCTGTTTTCTTTTTATGATGCACAGCGTACCATTTGTTGTTGTTTCTAACTGCATACCACTTGCAGGCGGCAAGTTCCGGCCAATCGCACTCATTAATAATGGCAACCTTGCCTTGAGATAGTGGAATCTTAACAATCGGCAAAAGAATAAGAGCGGTGCAATCGTTCATTGGGCCAGAACCTTTCTCGTGCTGTCGATTACGAATCGGAGTTGAGTCGGTGTCATTTCAAGAATCGGCGGATCGCCTTCGCCCATAACAGTGTGATCAATGGCCCATTTGTGAAACGTCGCCCAACCTTTTTCAGTCCCTCGCACTGGCTTGGCAACGCTCCATAATTCGGTCACAAGAGCTTTGCGCTCGTTCTCGGTCGGCTTGCCATTGGGTTTGACGGGGCTTGCTCCCGGCGCAGCGCACCAGCGGGCCAAGGCTTCACCGTGGGCAATCGTGATTGGCCCTTTCTCTGGGAAGCAGAGACGCAAATCGGGATGTGAGCATTTGGTCAGACGTATCGAGTGGTCTTGTAGAATCTCGAAATGGCAGGTCGCCTCAAAGATGAAGTCCTCGGCCTGTATCGGGCTGACGAAATCATCCTTGATGATGACCGTTTTCCCGCGCTCGTCCTTGCCCTGCTTGGTCTTAAACTTCGCGCGCAGGCAGATGATCAGAGGGATTTTGGACCGAAGTAACCGCTGAACAAACTTCGCATGTTCCAGCTTAGGTGTTTTCCAGTTGTGCAGGCCTGACTTTCCGCTTTTCTGCTCGTTGTCGCCGGCCATGTCCAGCACGCCCCCGATACCCTCCCACTCGTGCGATCCGCTGTCGATGATGCCAACCGCAGCACCCGACTGTTCTATAGTGTCAACGGCCTCGATGTATCTCGCTGGGCTGAACGGCTCGCAAATGTCGAATGTCTCGAAGCCGCCAGGAATTACATCGGCATAGAGGCTTGCCCGCCTGCTTTCCGAATCCCCGACAACGATTCTTCCGGTTGGACCGGCCAGTCCACGAGCCAGCAGCAATGCAGACATCGTTTTGCCGCAGCCTGATTCAGCGTATGGCACGATCAGCGGCTTGACGCCCTCCCGCGTTGCTTTCTTAATCTCGAAGCTCATGGTTTTAGAATGTGGTAAATCCCAGCACGACGAATCCGATCGCTAATGCATGGTCGAACCATTTCATAGCGCCATCGCCAGCAGCAGAAGCAATCCGGCCAGCGTGCAGCCCCATACCGCGACGTATGCTTTTTCAACGGTCGATAGTTTTTTCATGGTTTGTAATTCGCTGCCGCGTCCAAGAGCCTCCTGGCCCACAAGTGCACCGGCAGATCGCGCGCCGCTTTCTGGTATGCCGCCTTCCTTGACGGCGTGAGGCAGATCGCAAATCGCAATGCAGCCTTTTCGCTGTCCTCGGTTGGCCTCCCTGGGCCGAAGTTTCGTTTCATTCTGTAAATCGATTACACCGAACTGAAATAATTGTCAATAATTTCCGTAAAAGAAACCGCGCTGGCCGAGTTGTTTTCCATTTAGATAGCCAGCGCGGTATGTTGTGGATTCCCGGTAGAGTTAACCGGGCGTGGGTCGCCGTCGAGGTGCGGCGAAAGTGTTCATCCAATAGCAAATGGACCGATACGTATTCCGCTGGTTACTGCTCCGTCCTTGATTTGCCGCCGCAGTTCTGGCTCGAAGTTGTCACCCCTCCATGAGTTTCCTTTGGCAAATCCAATCCCCATGCTTTCGATTCGATCCAGAGAGATCACCGCACACGCGCCATCTTCATCAAATAGGGTTGCCAAGAAATTTTCCGGCTTGTCCGAATCATCGGGTTTCCATTGAAACCGAATAGCGTAAAAGCCCAACCCACAAATCCCGTTTCTGTGGAATGACGCCTCCTGTATTTTGATGTCCTTGATGTCCATTATTGTTCTTTGGTTTGTTGTTTTTGTTTCGCCGCCAATCTTGCTCGACTTTCTACGACCGTTTCTTTAAGCTGCCGATCCACGTCGTAAGATGCCTGACATCCCATGACGTGACGGCCAATGCAGACCGATCCGCACAGCTTGCACCATACCTTGTGAGTGTTTGGAATTATCATACTGGTTTGTGGCACCGAAATTCATTTCCATGTCGGCACGCTCGAAAGCAGGAACTCCAATCGCGCCTGCTCCCATTGCTTAGGCTCATCGAGCAATGCTAATTCGATTCGTGCGTCATTTCTGCTTTTGGCCGCGATGATTCGCCATTTGGCGCGCTGGTATGCCTTAACGGTGACTGGCAACGCAATCGACGCCAGGATTGCGATTACCACCATGACCGCTAATGTTTCGAGCAGCTTCATTCCTGGCAATCGGGGCACCGGCGCGTAAGATAGCGCCGTGTGCCGAGGCACGTTTGGCAGACTCCCTCACGGTCGCGCTGTTCTCTTTCCTCCGCTTCCCAATCCGGGCGTTCCCGGTTGTGTATGGGCCTCCTAACTCGTGCCGCCAGCGACCGTTGAGCGTTCAGCACTTCGAGGGCCGCGCCAGCTTCATGATCTGAAATCGCTTTGGCCGATAGCGCGTCAAATACCGCGTTGAGATTGGCCTCCATCAACCTTTCGATTGCCTTGTCCCTGCCCGTGTGCTGGCACACAAGGCAGACGGGCGAACAGGATTGGACAACCAAAATGTTTCCGCATTCGGGACACAAGCTCATTTGGCCTCCCAAGGTGGCAAGCCTTCAGGGATTGGCTTGCCGTGTTCATCGGCTTCCAGCATTCCGAAACCCTTGGCAGTTTGACGCTCATAGAATCGTTGCATTGCGTCCTTGCAACGCTTGACATCGCCTGTGACCCGCCGAGGCGTCGAAGAATTGAAGTCCCATAAATAAACTTCGTATTCCGCGTCCCCCGGTTTGAACAAGGCCGCTGCACACGTATTGCCAAGCCTGTCGTGCATCTCGAATGATTCCACTGCGTTTTCTAGTCCTATTGTTTTCATTTTGCCCTCCTGGTCCCCTCGAACTCTTCCACCCTGCGAACGATCCGCAGTGTGGCCTGGGCTGCGGCCACGTCGCTATCGTCACGGTCAGTCTCCAGGAAATACTGCGCCCTGCCAAGCAGGTGCATTAAATCCTGGGCAACCTGATTCTGCCACTTGTGCGGCTGGCGCTCGCAGTCAAACTGTATTGCGTGGCATTCCAGGTGCAGCCGCTTGCATTGTGCTTCGACCTGTCTGCGCTCTGCCGCGCTGTTAAACCCAACTGTCTTTTCGATTGGCATAGGGTTAGGCTTCCTCAAATTCCGCTTTGTCGCTCAACCGTCCCGGTTCGTGCTGGCTGTTCCAGTCCTCGCACATTTCAATCGCATCTTCCCGCGTCAATCCACGACCGCCGCGAAGATAATGCTTTTCGCCCGCTTGAGGCTCTAAGCCGTTAGGCCAGCCCGGATTTTCTTTCCACCATGTTCGGTGGAACACGTCAAAGTATTCGCTCATAGCGCTTCATGGCACGCTTGCCGCGCCCGGCCAATGACAGCATCAGATTGATTGTCGGCAATCGCCTTTAACTTCCGAGCTTCATCCGTGGCCTTGTCAACGATTCGTTTGGCTTCTGCGATGGCATCAGCGCGAATTGTGTCCGCAGCTAATTGAGCTTCGCGCATTGAACAGTTGATCGGAAAATCCGACTGCATCAGCGATTGAACCTCGCCCACAATCCCAGAGAGCCACGGGCCGATATATGTGTCGGCAGGCAACGATTTGATGAAACCGCGTAATGCGTCGATTTCTTGTGCTTTTGTCATTGATTTGTTGTGTTTGACCGAATTAACTCTTACTCTTACGGAAGAATCCCCACTGGCCCGCTAAATGGTCGATACGTGTCGTCGGTCGATTGCTCCCGAATGTATTCGCAGACCAGTCGCCGAGAATTGAGATACACCCACAACCTGCCCCGCGATGCGAGCGTCGTCGCGTTCGTCCAACCGTAAACTTTTGCCAACATTGTATTCATGGATTTGTGATGATTGACCGCGTTGCGTTGAATTTGTTCTTACTCTGTTAATAAACTACTCTTTTCATATTAAATGTCAACCAGAAAGAGTGCCAATGTTTATGCATGTTTGCTGACGTGCGTGCAAAATAGTTTACGCAATCTTTCAACTTGTTCGCGTCTTGGATTGATGCCTCATTTGTAAATCTCTTTTACCTTCCTGATCGTGTCGGCAAAGTAACGTCGAAGGAAGTAATCGGCCTCGCTTGCGCTCCTCTGGTTGCCGATTTAATCTTTCGTTAGCTCCTTTCCTCGCTTAACCTGCTGCGTGGACTCTTTTGACCGTCGAATCTTCCTTTCCCGCAATGTCCACCGCGAAAATCAGAATTTTAAGCAATGGTTTGCTCAGCTAAAACGGGTTTACCCGTGGCCTGAATGGTCGTTGGCAGAACTTATCGACGTTGATGTGACACAGGTGTGGAGATGGCGCAATGGCCAAGGTCGTCCAGCCCGACGAGTCATCCGGTTTATGGCTTGCCTCATTGCTTGGCGAATCGGAGCGGTGGAAACTGGGCGCGACTTGCTTCGAGTCCGCAAGTGGGTCGCGACCGGTGAGCTTGAATCGATGGTTGACGACTTCCTCGAGCGTGAAGCGGCGCTCGAGGCCCAGGCCGATGCTCGGAAGGCGCGCAAGTGTGCCAAAACGAGACGGCAAACGCTCCCCTGGTTCCAGAAAAGCTGATTTCATTGGGGTTTTCGCTCAACGGAAGATAATTAACATTGCACGCAGGTTTCACCCCTGATATGCTGTGTTTAATGTCAATCCCAACTACGGTCAACGGTAGGCTCAAGCGTTCTTATCGGAAATATGCTGCGATGTTTCAGCGTTGCTACTCACAGAACGCTCACAACTACAAATACTACGGTGCAAAAGGCATCACAGTTTGCGAGCGGTGGCATGGCAAAGATGGTTACACCAATTTCATGCAGGACATGGGCGAGCCGCCGCCGAAACTCACACTTGACCGCATCGACAACTCAAAAGGATACAGCCCGGAGAACTGCCGCTGGGCAACGTGGAAAGAGCAATCCGAGAATCGACGCAAAGGAGGTCCGGCAATCAATCCAAACTCAATCCGGCAACGAGCAAAGGCCGCTGGACTGCCTTACGCGGTCGTTCAAGGCCGCATCAAACGCGGATGGACGATAGACGAAGCTCTCGCAACGCCCAAACTCAAGCCCGGCGCTCAACCTGGACATCCGTCAACGCGAACCGGACTGTCAAAGCAGATGCTTGCCTTCCGAGCAGCCCGTCCACCTTCGACTTAACCTTCCATCCGACCGCTCGCCAGGATGCCCGCCGTTCGCTCGACGTTGACGCAGGACGAACGAACGCAGGCGAGCGAAGCCGATTTAGGGGGGATACCCGTGGGGGTGGCCGGGTGGGTGCCCTGCGGTTCATAGATCCATGTCGTCTATTTCTCGAAAAAATCAGAAACGAAGGGTTTTCGTTCTCGAGCAGAAAAGTGAGGATTACCTGGGTGTGTTCTTCCCACCCCGTCTATTTCTCGACCAAATTGAAACCTGGATTTTCGTATTGTTCCACACGGAACATTTTTCGAGGTTTCCGACAGTCTGACGAGGCGCCTGCTGTCTGCTGACGAACCCTAAAGGGTTCTCGTCAGTCAGACAGGCGGCTTGGCTAGCACCTGACGGGAACTGACGAAAAAGGTTTTCGACAGGCGACTGTTAGCAATGAGTAGCCAGAAAGGTTTTACCGGCATCAGTGAGGTATTGGCGTGCGGATGATGCAGATCCGACAGTTTTGACCCAGCCTTTGGAGCGGAAGCCTTGCAAATAGGCGATAAGGGATGTTCTTGGGATGTCGGCAGAAGTGGCCCAGGACGATATAGAAACGGGGTTTTGGGCAGAGGTATTTTGGATGGCAGACAGGAGGTCAACGGGTTTGTAGATAGCGGTTCGACCGCCGGAGGATTGTTTTAAGTCGTTGGGGTCAAGGTCATCAGAGACGAGCATAAGTGGCCAGTCCCATCTGACGACAAAGGAAGGTTGTTCTGGGAGGTTGCGAAGGATGAGGTCGACGGTGAAGGCGTTTTCTTCTTCGTGTTTGGTGAGGGTGATGATGGAATCGGCATCGCGGGTGAAGACGCCGGAGCCGCCGATGCGGTCGATGGATTCCTTGCCGGATTGGTTGCCTTTGGAGAAGTGAGCGCCGAAAAGGACGGCGGCGCCAGTTTCGACAGCGATGCGTTCGAGTTCGTTGCAGAGCTGGGAGATGTCCCCAGCGCTGTTTTCGTCCCGCCCGCCGAGTCCTTTGTAGATGGGATCGATGATAACGAGGACGTATTCCTGGTTTTGGATGCGGGAAATGAGCATCGGAAGCAATTGCCAAAGGGCCGCGCTTTTGCCGCGCAATGTCCAAATATCAAGGTTGTTGATGTTGCTGATTCCCTTTCGTTTGCATAATGCAGCAATACGCTGTCGAATGAAGGCGCGGGGGATCTCGAAATTGATGTAAATGACCTTGCCTTTTTCGGTCGGCCACGTCCACCAATCCATGCCGGTCGCTACGCTGATTGCCACGTCGAGCAGAATCCACGTTTTTCGGGCTTTTGACGAGCTGCCGATAACACCTTTTAATGACTGATGCAGAACGCCTTTGATAATCTCAGGCGGCAGGATTATGGATTGGTCGGCCAGGAAAGTTGTGGCGTTGTCAACCAGCGGCAAATCATGTTCACCGTTGGAACCGGAGGCTAGATAGTCGAGTGTTTTGCGAGAGGTATTGAGCAGCGTAGCCAGCGGAGTGGTGGGATCGTCCAAACCGGCCATGAAATCGGTGAAGCTTTCTTTGATCGCCCGCCGGCCGTACAGGTCCAGTAGTTGAGGGAGCCAATATTCGAGGTTGTGCTTGGTTGGAGCGGCATCCATCAGTGTCGCCAGATAAGCGATGCCGCCGATCCCTTCGAGGAGTTCTTTATCACGCAACCGATTGCCGGTTTCAATCAGCACCAAGTCGTCCGGGGTCGGGCCAGCCCGCACCAGCACGATGGCATCGAAGATAGCCTTGTGCCTTTGGTCGTAAAAGGCGACTTCCTGAAGTTTCGGAGGGACCGGAGCGCCGAGCAAGAGACAACCCAGAACGCCCTGTTCAATAGCTTCGAGGTGGGCAGAAATTGCCCCATTCTTTACTGGATTTACCATGACGTTAACCTAGTCTCCAGACACCGAAGGTTTGACCTGACAAATCCGCGCGCCGAGTCTTGATTTTCCAACCGGAGAGACGGGCATGATTCCTCATGGCGACGAGGAATTGCGCGTCGATGAGGTGCACTTGCTGGGGATCAACTGGTATTTCTTTGAGATGATGAGGAAGGCCGTTGGGGGCAGGCTTCTTCGCGGTGAGGGCTTTCATTGACTGAAAATAATGGGCCTTCGGTATGAAAATATCAATAATTTTCTTGTAATTTTGATCGGCTTAAATCATATACGGGAGTGTGGCCGACATTCCAATCAAGCACGCGATGATTGCATGGAATTCAAAACGTCACGGCGACGGCAGGATTGTAGTCGTTCTTCATCCAGACAGGACGCGGATGTGCGACAAGCTGAGTTTGTCATCCACGACTGGAGCTTGCAATTCAGGATGGGAGCGGATGACTAAAGAACAGCGGTTGCTGAACCTGTTCATGGAGGCTTGGTGGATCGTGCTGAACAATGGGCTTGATCCAAAAGACGTGCACGCTGCATTTATGGTGATTCCAGAATATCGCGAGCTGCTTATCGAAGCGGGCTGGAACAGGGATTTTCCAGAATTGCAGGTGCCCAACGAGGCAGGGTTTGCGATATGAAGCGAGTTCCCTGCAACTGGCTGCTCTCGCCAACGTGGAAGCAGTGTTCCTCGCCAGCGGTCGGGATGATCAAGAAAGCGGGCTATTGCCTGGAGCACGGACCGAAGGCCGCGAAAATGTTCGGCGAGTTCAAGCTGTTTTTGAAAGAGGAACTGTTTGACCAACGAGAGATGGCCGGAAAGAAACCATGAACGCCGAGCAACTGGAAGCGAGCGATCTGGCGGGGCGCAAAGTCAACCTCGAATCTCCCCGTGTCAATCCATACGCGTACCAAAACCCGCGTAGCGGCATAATCACTCTCAGCAAAAGTTTGCCCTACTTTCGAAGCTCGGTTGGCAACTACATGCACCGGGTGCGATGGGCGCAGCATCACTTGTTTGACGGTGAATACAAACACACAGCGATCCGAATGTGGTGCGGTCAAGTTGGCTTTGCCGGTAGCAAAGAAATGCACAGGGGAGGTGGGCATTTTTTCTCTCTGGTGCCTAATGACGCTGTGATTTGCGCGACGTGTGAGGGCCGGGCGATTGGTGCCGGTCAAGACGGCTCACACAAAATCAACGGCCGCATTGTGCGGTATGCTCCGAGAGCAAACCGATGATAACCCCCAACCCCCGCCCGCGAGACAAAAAGATATGAAATGTCAACATCCCGCCGACCAAGTAACATTTGACATCCTCGAAGGCGACTGGCCGGAACACTCAGTCAGATGGTGTCGGATTTGCGGAGCGTATCGCGTTGATTACGGCGATGGACGTTTGTCAGCTTGGCGAGAACGATTCGAAACTCCCGCTGGCCTGATTCCGTTAAGTCAATCCCGGCAGGCACTCATTAAAGAATGGGCTGCTGATGACCGTTTGTGGACCACGCAAGAAACAGTCGCGCTCAACCTTGAGACATTCGCGCGCGCAATTCTGAAGGTGGAACAATGAAGGTGCTCTCGGACACTGACGAAATGCCATTTGGAAAACACCGAGGCGTGTTCATGCAGGATGTTCCAGCAAGCTACCTGCATTACCTCTGGCAGAACGGACTCAAGGACGACAAGCAGTCAAATGTCACGGATTACATCCGGCGAAACATGAATGCGCTAAAGCAGGAGTATCCCGACGGAGTGTGGGCGTGAACACCCTTGAACACCACCTCCGCGCCAAATCCCTCAACGAGATCGAGTCGATGAATGCTCTGCAAGATGCCGGCATCGTTAGCGACCTTGCCGTCTTTGCCTGCGACGTTGCCGAGTGCGATTGCACGGCGGCGATCGCGTTTCTGACGTTTCGCGGAATGACGGAAAAGCAGCAGGAAATGCCTTTGGAAAAATGACCAACGCCCAGCCAACCTCACTATGACGCCTGAAGAATTAGCTCGATTAGAGCCTCTGGATTACGAAATCGTGGAAGAAGAGGATGGCGACTTTGCAGTGTGGACTCCTGATAGCAATGGCGGCGTCATTGGTCTTGGGAAAACCAAACAGGAGGCCGTGCACAATGCGATAACCTCTCTTGGCATGACGATAGTCAAATTAGTTGATGAAGACTTGAAATCATGACCGCCCAGCCAACCCAACGGGAGTCCGTCGCTTTATTTGGCGGCGTGAGATTGGTGAGAGTGTGGGACATGCCGCACAAGCATACGTTCAGAATTCCAACGGTGAAATGTCTGCTACGGCGCTTCATGGAATCTGGTAAAGGCTGGGCTGACCCCTTCGCAAACGACCGAAGTCCTGCGGAACACACGAACGACATAAACCCGCAGACCAATGCGACAAGCCACATGGATGCCGTGGAATTTCTGAAGGGGTTCGATGCGAACTCGCTGTGCGGGGTGTTGCTTGACCCGCCCTATTCGATGCATCAACGCACGATAAGCTACGAAGGTTACGGAACCGAGCGAGTAATCGCACTGACGCCCGTATATGACGAAGTGGCTAGAATCGTGAAACCGGGTGGATTGGTGCTGACTTTTGGCTGGAACTCTAACGGCATCGGTGTCGGGCGTGACTTTGAAATGCTGGAAGTGGTGCTGATACCCCACGGCGGTCATCACAATGACACACTCGTAACCGTGGAACGGAAACTCGATGTAACGCCCGAATTGTGGAAACCATGACCGCCATCCCCCTCAAACAATGAAGCCAATCATCATCCTGCCCCCACAAGCGGTGTCCGAAAAGGATATTGAATTATTGCGCGAGAATGGCCTGTGCGTCGTCGTTGCTAAGGAACCTTCCCTCGTCCAATTTGTTGATCCGATTCCATCCGTATCCTCCCGCACGCAGATCGAGGATGCGGCAATTCGATTATCACGCAAGATTCTAAATCCCGGCTTCTGGACTAGCGATGGCACACGGGAACAAATGACGCGAGCTTATGTGGACCTCCTCTTTGAAGGCACGCCATTAAGTACTAAGCCAACCAAGGCCGAACGCGAACAGGAAATTTTCGATTCTGCAAAATTAGACGAACTGAGACGGCTGGCTCGCGAAGAAGCTAAAAAAGAGAGAGAACTGGCAAAGGCGAAAAAGGCCACACCTGTTGTTTGAGGGGGATGGTCATTTACAGACACCACAAAGGCTTGGATGTTTTTAGAGTCGGAAGTCTCAAGCTGCGAAATTCACGGGGACAATTCGGCCAGGGAAAACCAATTTATGCCTAACTGGGATACTGCAACCTACAACGCTTTTCTGGCTCGGCGCACAAAGCTTCCGTGCCCGATTGAGGCATCGGATAAGGATCGCCTAAGCGAAAGCCTTCAAGCGATGACAAAAGAATCCCGCGTCTCGACTGATGAGGAAAAGCTCAATAAATTGGAGCGAGCGTATCTGGCATATCTGCGTGCGAAGTTCGGAGCCGAAAGAATTGGCATACAAAACGTGACGCTCAAGCTCGCCCATCGCTGTACCTACACAGCCGATTTCTCTTTTTGGTCACTTGACGGGCGGTTAGCATTGTTCGAGACCAAGGGGAAATTTATCCGTGAAGATGGATGGATCAAGCTGAAGATGGCGGCGCGTTTGTTTCCTCAAGTCAAATTTGTTCTAGTAAAGCGATCTGTGACGGGGTGGGAAGAATCGGTTGTCAGCATATGAGATTTGGCAGCGAAAATCCAAACTGGAAAGGTGGAGAGAGAATTCTTGCGTGCATGGTTTGTCGATCTGAGTTCCAAGTGAGGCCATGCAGAGCGGCGAAAGCCAAGTGTTGCTCTTTGAAATGTTGGAATGACTTCCAGAAAGCTTCTAATAGCACAAAGGGTATTCGCAAGAAGGAATGGGTTGAGAAGGTGTGTCGCTGGTGCAGTCAGACGTTTGAGTTGCCACCGGCGCGAGCAAGGGTTGTGCATTTCTGTTCTCGTAAATGCCAGTTTACGTGGAGGTCTGAAAGGCACTCAGGGGAAAGAAATCCAAATTGGAATGGCGGCACGCGAAGCGAAGAATACCCGGCATCTTTTTACGATATAAGGCGAAAGATCCTCCATCGTGATGGTTTTACTTGTGCCGTTCCAATGTGCAGATCGACCAGTTCAAAAGTTTGCGTTCACCATATTGACTACGACAAAAAGAACTGCGTAGAAACAAATCTGATCAGTGCTTGCCCATCGTGTAATTCGCGGGCCAATTTTAGTCGGCTTCTCTGGAAAGGTCTTTTGTCCTCATTTCTTCGGTGGAGAATAGCAAACGGTATTATGAATATCGGGTGGAGAGGAACTGTTGAAATCAATAGTGCGTGAAATCATGAGCGCCAAGATTAAATCCTGCGAGTGGATGAGCGTCGTTAAAGCTGAGATCGTTGAATGTAAAGCCATGCCCACGAAACTGGCCAAACGTTGCGGAAAATGGTTTTGTAAATTTCATTACGCGCTCGGCAAACATTTCAAACCGTTTGACAAATGAGCGGACTTTGAGAAGCTTTCGCGGGTGCCTAGTGGCAGATTGGTTTGTTGATACGCGGCCCCGTTGTCATGCGGGGCCGCTTCTCATTTCTGCACCAGCTTGAAATTCCCCGGCGCG